ACAGAACTGATTATATAAAAGATATGCAAGAAGATATGAAGTTTAAATCATTTAAACTTAATGTTCAAGCTCAAACAGGTATAAATTCTTTTAAAAATAATCCTGAAGAGTTACCTCAAAATGATGAGGAACTTTCTGTGCATATGCAGTTAAACTATAAACAATCAATTGAAATAGCAGAAGAAGAAGCGTTAGACAATGTAATGTCTCTTAATAAATATGATTTTATAAAGAAAAGACTTGATTATGATTTAGCTGTTATTGGTATTGGTTGTCTTAAAAACTCTTTTAATAAAGCTGAAGGAATTAAAATTGATTATGTTGATCCAGCTAATATAGTTTATTCTTATAGTGATGACCCGTACTTTGAAGATTTATATTATGTTGGTGAAGTAAAAAGAGTATTAATAAAAGATCTTATTAAGCAGTATCCAGATTTAACAGAAGAGCAAATAAAAGAATTAGAAGATAAATACGAAAATCAACAAAATGATAAATACGTATATTATCCAGAAGACGCTAGTGATAAGGCATATATAAACGTGCTATATTTTGAGTACAAAACTTTTAATAGGCAAGTATTTAAAATAAAAGAAATGGCATCTGGTGCTGACAAAGCTTTACAAAAAGATGATACATTTGATCCACCAAAGGACGCAAGAGCAAGATTTGAAAAAGTAGACAGAGCTATAGAGGTTTTATATAGTGGTGTAAAAATATTAAACCACGATATAATGTTAGACTGGAAAAAATGTGAAAACATGACAAGACCTAAGTCTGATATTACTAAAGTAGGTATGAGTTATAATATAGTTGCACCTCGTATGTACAAAGGTAGACCTGAGTCTTTAGTTAGTCGTATGATGACATTTGCTGACATGATACAGCTTACTCATTTAAAGTTACAACAAGTAATGTCAAGAGTGGTTCCTGATGGTGTATTTTTAGATGCTGATGGTTTAGCTGAAATAGATTTAGGCAACGGCACTAACTATAATCCACAAGAAGCTTTAAATATGTATTTCCAGACTGGTAGTGTTATTGGTAGATCAATGACGCAAGATGGTGACTTTAACAATGGTCGTATGCCGATACAAGAGTTGCAGTCTTCTGGTGGCAATGCTAAAATTAACGCTTTAATACAGTCTTACAATTATTATCTACAAATGATGAGAGATGTAACCGGTTTAAATGAAGCAAGAGATGGTAGTATGCCTGATAAAAACTCATTAGTTGGTTTACAAAAAATGGCGGCTGCAAACAGTAATACAGCTACAAGACATATATTACAAGCTGGTCTTTATATAACATTAAAAACAGCTGAAGCTGTATCACTTAGAATATCTGATGTAATAGAATATTCTAGATCTAGAAATCAATTTGTTTTATCATTAGGTAGGTTAAACGTAGGTACGTTGGATCAAGTTAAAGAGTTACATTTACATGACTTTGGTATATTTTTAGAGTTAGCGCCTGATGATGAAGAAAAACAAAGATTAGAAAATAACATACAAATGGCTCTTCAACAACAACAAATAAATTTAGAAGATGCTATTGATATTAGAGAAGTTAGAAACTTAAAATTAGCTAATCAAGTTTTAAAATTAAGAAAAAGAATGAAGGTTGAGCAAGATCAAGCTATAGCGCAACAAAATATACAAGCTCAAGCTCAAGCTAATGCTGAGGCAGCGGAAAGAGCAGCTCAAGCAGAAGCTCAAAAAAATCAAGTAATCACTGAGCAAAAAGTTCAATTAGCTCAAGCTGAGTCCGGTTTTGAAACAGCTAAAATGGAAAGAGAAGCTGAAATTAAAAAAGAACTTATGGAACATGAGTTTAATTTAAATATGAGATTAAAAGACATGGAATCACAAGTGATTAAAGATAAAGAGAAATATAAAGAAGATCGTAAAGATGAACGTACTAGAATACAAGCTAGTCAACAATCTGAGTTAATAGATCAAAGAAAAAAAGATTTACCAGCTAAAAAGTTTGAGTCTGCGGGCTTTGACAACTTAGGTGGATTTGATTTAGAACAATTTGAACCAAGATAAAAACAAAAATTATGGCATGGAGATTTAATGACTTTCCAGGAAATATAGCTGGATCAGTATTTACTAAAGCAAGTAGTGATGCTATTAAACCACCTGCAGAACATGTATTTGTTGCTTTTACTACATTAGCAGCAACTACATTTGATGCTTCAGGAGGTTTAGTTGCAGAAACCGCTACTAGATTTGCAAACACAGAAGACGCTGCTGGTGATGCGGTTGATGGATCTGAAGTTTATGCAGAAGGATCTGGTGGTGTGCAAATGGGCGCGTCTGACAGTATTCCTGGAGGCGTAACTATTTATGGTAACTATACTGAAATAGATGTAAACTCTGGAAGTATCATAGCGTACTACGCTAAAAAATAATATTTTTTAAACAATTATATAATATCTTATTATGGAAAATGAAAAACAACAAGAAGAGGTTGTAGAAACAAAAGTGACTGAAGATGTTAAGTCTGAAGAGACTAAAGTTGAAACACCCTCAAATAAAAACGAAGACGGAGATTACAAGTTAGATCTTAGTAAGCCTGCGCCTGAACCCGCTAAAGAAAAAGCGGAAGAAAAAGTTACCCCTGTACAAGAAACAGAGGTAAAAGATACACCTGAACAACAGGAAGAATCTATTATTCAAGAAGTAACAGAAGAAGAAGTAGAAGAAACAAACGATATTGTTGACGAGGTTTACAAACAAGAAAGTGATTTACTTGTTAAAGAAAACCAAAAGCAACAAACTCCAGAAGTGGAACTACCAGAAAACATTGAAGAACTTGTGAAGTTTATGAATGAGACTGGTGGAACGTTAGAGGATTATGTTCGCCTCAACGCGGATTACTCAAATATAGATGACGAAGCACTCTTGCGAGAGTATTACAAATCTACAAAACCTCATTTGTCTTCAGAAGAAGTTAATTTTATGTTAGAAGATAATTTTAGCTATGATGAAGAAACAGATGAACCAAGGGACATAAAACGTAAACAGCTTGCTCATAAAGAAGCGGTTGCACAAGCAAGAAACCATTTAGATGGTCTGAAAGCACAATATTATCAAGAGGTCAAGTTGGGCTCAAGATTAGCTCCAGAACAACAAAAGGCTATTGACTTTTTTAACCGTTATAATAAAGAACAAGCTCAGGTTAGTGAACTTACAGCAAAGCAACAAAAACACTTTAATCAACAAACTGATCAAGTTTTTAATGAGAACTTCAAAGGTTTTGATTTTCAAGTTGGAGACAAAAAGTATCGTTACAACGTTAAAGATGCGCAACAAACAAGAGATGCTCAGTCTGACGTGCTAAATGTTTTTAGCAAGTATATTGATCAAAATAATATGCTACAAGACGCTAAGGGTTATCATAAATCTTTATTTGCTGCGCGAAACGCTGACGCTTTAGCTAATCATTTTTACCAACAAGGAAAAGCAGATGCCGTTAAACAATTGACTTCTGAAGCAAAAAATGTAAATGTTGATGGAAGAAAAACGTCTGATGGTGTTGTTAAAGTTGGTGGTGCTAAAATGAAAGTTATAAGCGGCGACACTAGTTCTAGCCGAAAATTTAAGTTGAAAAACTATTAAAACAAAGTTAAAAATTAAAAATTATAAAAAATGGCAACAGTAAGTTTTAGCGGTGGTTATAACGCCGCAGTAAGTGGCAGTACTGGAGGTATTGTTACGCCTGCTTACCAAAAAATGACGTTGGCAAATAACTACTTAGACATTCAGTCAAATGGATGGGCTCAGCAGTATTTACCAGAGTTATATGAGCAGGAAGTAGATAGATATGGAAACAGAACAGTATCTGGTTTCTTATCTATGTTAAGCGCTGAAATGCCTCTACAATCTGATCAAGTTATTTGGTCTGAGCAAGGTAGATTGCATTTAGCATACGAAGGTGAAATTGATCCAACAACTGGTACAGTTGATGCGATTAAAAACATCGATACAAGCGCAACAGAAGCACACGCGATTAGAAAAGGTGCAACTGTAGTTTGTACAGTAGCAGGTGTTGTATTTAAAGCATTTGTTAACAAAGGTATCGAAGATAGCGACTCGAATTATTCTGGTGGTGATAAACTAGATATTCTTCCTTATGCTGCTAAAAACGTAGAAAACGTTTCTAGTACTATTGGAAATACAGATAATCAAGTAATCAAGTTCTTTGTATACGGTTCTGAGTTTCCAAAGGGATCTGACACTATGTCAAAATCTCTTGAGCCTAAGTTCCAAACTTTTACAAACAGACCAATGATCATTAAAGATCACTTTGAAAT